TTAGAGTGGCAGCCTAGCGGTGTACACAAAAATTGGAAAGTTACATTAGACTTAAAAACTAGTGATAAAATGGAAGTGTGCTTTTATAACCATGATGAAGGAATGAGAAAGCTACAATCCATTCCTTATACAATAAGGTAATAATATGAAAGAATTAACAGAAGTACAAAAAGAAAAAACGATTACAGATTTATACAGAATTGTATTAACTAAAAACTCTGTATATTTATGGGAGCAAGAAAAAGGAGAATCTATTTTATTAATGGCTAGTTCAGATATTCTTTTATTACAAAAAAGCTATTACAGTTTTATAGGTTTTATAGAAAGCAATGCAGATACAGAAGATACTAAGAATAAATTAATAGGCAGTTACATAGATCATTTCTGTCGCAACAAATCACAATAGGGAGGATGATATGTTAAGTAATCTAATTTATATTTATAATAGTTACCAAGCAGCACTTGCAGGTCAAGGAGATGCTGAACCAGAATATTGGGAAAACAAATGGGAAGAAGTATGTAAGAAATATAATTGTTGCCCAGAAGATACCGCAGTAGATATAGCGGAAGAGTTACACAATAGATCAGGTGGCCACTAATGTATATAGTGATTAGTATTTATGCACTTAATGCAATAGTTTGGTTTTATTTATTTTTAATTTCAATGTAGGAGAAAGTTATGTTTTCAGATTTATATGAACAAGTTTTAATAGCACAAGATGCAGTAATAGAATTAATGGAGCAAAAAATTGAACTTCAAAAACATTTAAATAGTACGGATGAAAGAATTATTAAATGGGAAAAAAAAGTTAAAGAATTAAAAAACAAAATAGATAATATTGAAGAAGATATTGCAAAGGAATCAGGTTATGAAAAAGAAGATAATACAATTCAAATTACAAAAAAAAAATAGAGTTAATATGTTAGTTAACCCTATTGAGATACCAGTAACAACTAAAAGAAATAAATTAATACCACTATTGAGTTTAAATTATTTTAAAAAGAAAGGTAAAAAAGATGATTAGAAAATTTACTATTAATGGTACAGAAGTTGAGATTAGTTTTAATGCCAAAACCCATAGATATACTATTACTATAAATGGAGTTAAAAACCATTCACCTAGTGTTTCTACTATACTCAAATTGGGAGACACGTTTGGTATAGCAAGTGCAGCTGGACGCAAAAACTATCAAGACACTTTACATGAGGTATTATGTGTAGGTGAAGGAACTGAGTTCAGAGACAAAGACGAACTATTAGAAAAACTTATTTTGATAAAAAAAGAAGCTGCTAATAAGTGGTTGCAATCCGCTAACTTAGGTACGTTGTGTCATGAATTTTGGGAAAATATACCTAAAGGCATTATACAATATGATGAGGATAAAAAAATTCAACGATTACAATATGCTCTTTATAACTACCATTTAAAAAATGTAACTAAAACTAATTACACAGAACGATTAGTTTATAATGACAATTTAGGTACACCTTATGCAGGGATGTTTGACGCAGACCTTGAGATAAGAGGTGAAAGAGTATTAATGGATTTAAAAACATATACTAAAAAATCTAATACTTCTACATGGCCAATTCAATTAAGTGCATATAACCATGCTCATACTTTAGAATTAGGAATAGAGCCTTTGCCTAGAGTTATTATAGCAATAGATAAAGACACAGAAGAGGTCAAAGAGTTTTGGTACAGAGATAGCCAAGAGAAACATTTGGAGGTATTTAAAAGTTACCTTCACATTAGTCAGTTCTTAAAGGAAAAGAATTGATGCTAGAGCTTAATATTAACATGGGATTGTTTTTGGTGAGTTAAGCTCCACCTGTTTGCAATCCCACCCATTTTATAGGAGATAAACATGGAATTACATATAACAGAAGTTAAACCACCAAGAGAAGGAAAGAAAGCATATATTGTAAAAGCAAGTAATGGAGTAGATTATTTTTGTAGTAAGGGTGGCGGTGCATTAAGACCTGACACAACGATAACTGCTGAAGTAACTGTACAAGAATATAGCGGTAAAACTTATAACTGGATAAAATCTTACACACCTAGTAATGATGTGGAAAAGATCAAACAAGTTTTTCCTGACAGTAAAGTAGTAAGTAATAGTAATGGTTATAGCCAGTTACAAACTACAGCTAAAGACTTACAAAGTTTACTGCCTAATAATCAATATATGATTGTGCTACAAACTATTTTAAAGACAGGCACTAAACCAGAAGATTGGGATATAGCTCTTAGATGGTATTTTGATAATTTAAAAGCTGGTGTATTAGAAACAGATAAAAGATTAAATGGCGGTCAGGAAGTTTTTTAATGGCCAAAAGATACACTAATAAAAAGCACGTTGAATGGGTGAGCAATTTAGACTGTTGTATAGCAGATCATTTTAATAGGTTAAGACAAAATGGCACTATGCCTAAAGACAGACCTAGATGTAGTGATTATAACATTCAAGCTCACCATCTTTTAAAACCTATCTTTAGCTCAAGAGGAATGAGTTTAAGAGCAGGTGATAAAGATGTTATTCCATTGTGCTACAGCTGCCATAGTAGTTTACATAACATGGGAAATGAATTTAAATTTTTTGAAAAAATGGTTTGTAATACTAGATTTGGTATGGCTACCGCAGAAAGATTATGGAATGAATCACCCCACAATAAAGGAGATAAAAATGAAACTAACACAAAATCAATTAATACTAGAACACTTAAAAGAACATAAAACTATCAACCCTATACAGGCCTTAGAGTTATTTGGCTGCTTTAGATTAGGAGCTAGGATATATAATTTAAAACAAGATGGTTACCAAATAGAAACCAAAAGAAAGAAAAATAATAAGTATGGTAATTATTATGCAGAGTATCATTACAAAGGTGATGGTAAACAAATGGATTTAGAAGATGTTATTAAAAAATCATAGAGTATTACAGATTAAACCAGAAGAAACACATTTATGGTTAACTCAAAAACATTACGCAAAAAGAGTACCTAATATTATGTATGCTTTTGGACTATACAAATTAAACAATTTAGTTGGTGTTATTACTTATGGTAAACCAGCTAGTAATTCATTATGTATAGGAGTATGTGGTAAAGATAATGCTAAATATGTGATTGAATTAAATAGATTATGTTTATTAAATAATAACAGGAATGAAGCATCATATTTTATTGGGAAAAGTTTAAAATTATTATTAAAACCTAAAATTGTTGTCTCTTATGCTGATACAAGTATGAATCATAATGGATATATTTATCAAGCAACTAATTTTATATATACAGGTTTATCTGATAAAAGGACTGAATGGAGAGTTATAGGTTCTAATAAGCACAGTAAAACCATTACTGAACAATCAACTTTAAAAGAAAGAAAAGAACAAACTGATAAATATGAAGTTGTAGAAAGACCTAGAAAGCACAGATATATATTTTTTGTTGCTGATAAAAAAACTAAAAAATTATTTAATTCACAATTAAATTATAAAATTTTATCTTATCCTAAAAATATAACTAAAAAATATGATTCTGGAGATAGAGTTAATTCACAACTAATTATGAGTTTAACATGATAACTAGAGAATGGTTACTAAGTAGACCACATAGCGGTAAGTATAAATGTCCTGTGTGCAGCCATACTAGAAAGAATAAGCACGATAGATGTTTAAGTGTAACGATTAAAACAGAAGGTGTGGTGTGTTATTGCCATCACTGTAATTACTCAAAAGGAGAATATTATGATAAGTGGGAATGTAATAAACTGGGCGGAGAAAAGAGGAATAAACAAGGAAGCTCTGCAACAGTTAAAAGTAAGAAGTGGTCTGGCCCAGTATGGTGATAGAAAATTAGAATCTATTATTTTTGATTACTACAACACAGATAATGAAGTAGTTAATTATAAAGCAAGAGCCATACAAGAAAAAACATTTAAGCAGCTATTAAATGGCGAATCTGCGTTTTATAATCTAAATAATGTATTAGCTAATAAGAATTTAGAAAACACTACCATATACATCTGTGAAGGAGAGATGGATGTTGCTGCTATGTTAATGGGCGGATATGATCTAAACCAATTATTATCTGTACCGACAGGAGCAACTGCTAAAGCAAGTGATGACCCATCAGAGTTAAGAAAATACAGATATGTTTTAGATGGATTAGATAAGGGATTAGATAAGGTTAAGTGTTTTGTGCTACTAACAGACAATGATGAACCTGGTCTGGCTCTACGACAAGATTTAGTGGCTTTATTAGGTTCTGGCAGGTGTAAGTATTATAATTACCCAGATAATATTAAAGATGCTAATGATGCTTTATTAGAATGGGGTAAAGATTTTAAATATATGATTGAGGAAGATATTACTCCTTTTCCCATTGAAGGTGTATATAATATAGAAGAGATACCAGACCCTCCAAAGGTAAAATTATATAATATTAATATGCAAGGATGGGAAGATAAGTTTTATTTAGGAGCAGGGATGTTAAGTTTATTTCTTGGATATCCTGGTGGTGGTAAGACTAGCTTTGCTATACAAATGTGGACTAATATTGCCAAGCATTACAAATGTAATATAGGAATGTTTAGCGGTGAGACTAGAATTAAACCATATGTAGTAAGAGCAATAAGACAATTTTATCATAATAAATTAGAGATAGAACAAACAGATGCAGAAAAGCAAGAAGCAGATAATTTTATTAGAGATAGATTTGTATTCTTAAACCATCCTAACAATACACCATCATTTGAATGGACTGTAGATAGAATAAAAGATATGAAAGCACGATATAATATTAGTGCATTTATACTAGACCCTTGGAACAAATTAGAAGCACCAGATTTTGGCAAAGGTAGTGAAACACAATGGATAGGAAGATGCTTAGATTATTTAACTTCATTAGTAAAAGTTTTAGATATACATATAATGATTTTAGTGCATCCTGCCAAACCAGATAGCAAGGCACAACACGCACCGCCTACTCCATATAGTGCAGCTGGTTCAGCACATTGGAATAATAAAGCAGATCATATATTTAGTGTTTGGAGACCTAAATTTGAAAATGATGATGGTAGTAGATGTACAGAATCTGTTTTTTCTATATCCAAAACTAGGTATGAGGAACTAGGTTACCCTAGAGTATTAGATATGATGCTTAATTTAGACACAGGTTGTTTTGAATCATATGTTAAAGATAAACCTGTTAAGAAAAGAAAAGTTGTTAAACATTGGAATGATTTAGATGACTAGGAGGTCAACATGGAATTTTTAATTATGTATACAATAATTTACACATTTATAGGTTTACAGAACTCAGGAATATTATAATGAGTAAGTATATTATAAATTATAAAATGGAGTTTAAGACTAGACCTACTAAATTTGAAGTACAAGATAAGTTATGGAATTTATTAGCTAAAGGTTTTGTTTTAAGAACAGTAGAAGAAAACGATTATTATTCAAAAGAAGTAAAGGAGAAAAAATAGTGCCTAAAATAGCAACATTAGATGATTACAAAGTAACTACAGCTCATGGAAAATTACTTTATAATATTGGTAAAAAAAATAATTTAACCATTCAAGATTTAGCTAAAGAATTATCCTGTTCTGTAGTTTATATAAGGTCTATTTTAAAAGGAGATTTAATTTTATCTTCTGATAAATCAATGTTACTTAGAAAAAAATATGAAAGAGAGAATATATGAAATGGTTAAAAGGAAACCAATAAAAAAAGATAATACCAGTAGCCACTGGAAGAAACTTATACATTTAAAAATGTGTAGCTTTTGTGATAATGCAGCAGTTCATTATCATAAGTTAAAATATTACTGCAAAGAATGTTATGAAAAATTAATTAAGGAGATAAAATGATATTAGAATATATTGCCAAGAAAAATAAACTTAGTAAGTCTGATATAGCAAAAGATTTAGACATATCAGAATCAATGGTAACTTTATTATTTCAAGGTAAAAGAAACCCAAGCATAAAACTTATTAAAAGAATAAAGAATACTTACAATATTTCTTTAAATAAAATTATGGAGGATTTATGAACTGTTATAATTGCAATACAAAATTAATATGGGGTGGTGATCATGATATAGATGACAGCTTTCAAGTAGATGATGAAGTAAAAGATTATAATATGATCACTAATTTAAGTTGCCCTAAATGTGAAGCACTTGTTTATGTTTATCATAAAAACCCTAATTGTATACAGGAGGAAGTATGAAAGAGAAACTATTTTATTTTCCATTTTATCCATCAGATTGGTTAGCAGATACCTCTATATTAAATTTAGAGGAGAAAGGTGCTTATATTACATTAATTGCTACAATGTATCTCCAGAAGGATTGTAGCCTGTTTAAAAGGCATATACCGAACATATTAGGGGTAACGGATGAAAGAAAGTTTAATAAACTGATGCAGAATATCATACCGCTATTAATAGATGATGGTGAAAAGTATACACAGAAAAGAATAAAAGAAATTAAGAATAAGATAGAAGGCATTGTAGAAAAGAAACGACAAGCTGGTATAGCATCTGGTGTAGCTAAAAGAAGAAAGTTAAACATAGTAACTACTAAAAACTACACTAAAAAGATAGATAAATTTAGTGATGTAAGTGCAATAGATAAAGCTAGAAATACTTTAAATAATAATTAATTTATTACTTGACTATTAGTCAAATGTATGTAATCATGTTTACATGATTAACAAAACAAAGGAGCTTACAGTGAATAAAATAAAATTAACAGAAAACGAAATTAAAGTTTTAAATCATTGTCTTAATTATGATGATGACAGAGAAGCACAATTATCAGATAATTTCAGTGATATAAGCCCATCTGACATAATGAAAGATTTTAAATGGTCTAAAGAAAAAGTTGGTGGAGTTATTTCTAGCTTAGAGAAAAAAAAATTAGCTTGGTCTGAGCCAGAATCTAATAAGTATGGATATGTTCCTGCAACATTATGGCTTACTGATGAAGGTGTAAATGCAATTTATGATTATAAAGAAAACAAGGAGAGTGCTTAACAGCACTTTCCTATTTAATAATAATAACGAGGAAATAATAATGTTAGAGAAAATGTTAAAAGATGCAATGAAAGTAGATGAGTTAGTAAATCAATTAAATGAAGTTGATAAAGAATGTGGATTTCATGATGGTACATTTGAAGGTATGTTAGGTTACTACACTAAAGATATTATTATAGATGAAGCAGAAAACAGATTATCTATGGCTAATGAAAATTTAGGATTAGATAGTATGTTTGGTATGTCCCCAGAAGATGATATGTATTCAATACACATAAAAGAGAAAAGACAATTAGAAAGATTTATAAAGAAATGGAAAAGTCATTAATGTCTAATCATGTAGGTGTAGTAGGAGATCGTATCACTGCTACACTTACTGTACGATTTGCCAAATACTTAGGTGAAACTGAATGGGGTTATTCTAAATTCATGGTATCATTAATAGATGCTACTGATAATATTTATATCTATTATGGCTCACATTTTATTGCTGAAGCTACAGAAATAGTAACACTAAAAGCAACGATAACAGATCACAATATCTATGAAAATATTAAGCAAACTATTATTAAAAGACCTAAGATAATAGAGGTAAATTAACTACCCTTTAAAAGGGAATAACTCGCCGTGTGTTACCATTCATACCCAACCCTAACACTTATACCCATTACATATACTATTATACCCCTATAACAACTAACTAATTATACTAGCATTATAACTATACTTTTATCTTTAACTTTAAATTCTATTATTGTTTAAACATAATCCCAGTTATGTACAGTTTATGTTAAGCATATGTACAAACACCTGTACCAATTCTGTTTAAACTGTGTTGATACAATATTAATATATAAAGATAAATATATATACTAACACTAGTATGCCTATAAGTTATCATTAAGTGTTTGATTGTTTGTTTAGGTATTAAGCTAGAAAGTAAATTCGCATATACATCCCCCAACAAAAAAGAAACAGATAAAGAACATAAGTAAAACCTATATAGAACTTATGGTTTAAAAGGCATACAAGCCTCACTGGTTAACATTGTTTGCTATTGGCTAGTGGTTATACCTAACAACCATAACTAACGCATACCGCCTGTGTTAATAAGCTAATACTATTCTTTATTATATCTTATGGCATATACTTATATACAAACATAATCCTTTATCTATTTATTTATTCTTATGGCCTTACTACCTATAGGGGTCCCTAGACATTTTTTTATTTTTGATTTTTTTTTTTAAAAACGGAGGTGGGGGTAGGGTGGCTATTATCTAAAGGCATATAATACTCGTACATCTAACATACTACATAAGGCTTTACATAATATAAAAATATAAAAAAGGCTTTACATAAATTGTTATTTTATATATATGCTATTATATGAGTGATACAAAAAGCAATACAGGTCGCCCAGCTTTTGAAGTAACGGAAGAACTAGAAAGGCAAGTATCATTAGCAGTAGGGTTTGGACTTAGTCATGTGCAGATAGGTAAG